GGTATTTACTGTCACCATAATTGTAGAGTGTTGTTTTTGTAGTAGCACTAGTGGCCGGGGTATCAAAATACACTAAGCTTCTAAGCCTTACAGTGGCTGTTCCAACAGAACCAAATGTGTTAGATGCATGTGATGTAAATGTAGTTCCTACAGCTACTGGAGATGTTGAATAGCTTGAGCCGACGCTAGCATTAAATGTTGTATTGCCCATTGACATAATAACATAACTAGTATTATTTGCCATGGCTATTGCGTTGATTGTAACACCCTTAGTTATAGAGTCGTTTTCGTGTCGTGTTTCTACTTCAAGTGCTTGTAAAAGATTTGCATGTTTGGTTCCGCCACTAGGTTGGTATATATTACTTCCTCCTGTGACTGTTGAATGCATTCCTCCGTCATATGCAACTGTTAAATGATTCCAGCTGTTGCCTCCTTTAATAGTATTATAGAGGGAGTTTTCTTGTGTGGAATTCCTCAACCACGACATATTTGATCCACTGGCTACACCCGCAAAGATAAAGTCGACGCGATGATGGTTACTAGGATAAAAGTCGTTGTCAAATAACGAGACATAAAGATAACCGTAGTTTCCTCTCATGTAGTGACGAACAGTAAAGTTTTCCACGTTAGGATAGTGATCTGCAACATCAAACGGATCATTTCTAAAGTGGATAATGTCTCTTACAGATCTAAAATGATCTGCTCTTTCATCTGATCCTGACATCCAGTATGACACAGTCCATGGGCTGTCATCTTTAAAGCCTCCTGCTGCTGAGGCGTCATGGGCCCGGCCGCTGAAGTGGTGACTGCCGCTTATTGCACAAACTGCTGGATATGTTTTATCGACACCTTGACTGCTCTTAAAGGCGTAGTGACCTGACTCGGGAAAATATGGTGATGTTTTCTTAAATGAAACTGATCCTACTGCAGACGCAGCGCTTCCGGACAGCCTAGACTTTATGTCTGATGCGAATGAAGTATGACTAGAATCTACAAATGCCGACTTTGACTTTAGCCACGAAGCTTGAAAAAGTAGATTACCTTGACCTGTATATTTTCTACCTGTAATTGTAGTTCTTGCAGCTGTCAGGTAGAAGTTTGGGGACGATGTAAATGTATTTGCATCGCTAATTCTAACTCGTGATATATCTCTGTCAGAGTTATCTTCAAACGCAGTGATCTTTGCATGCTCCGGAGCAATGAAACCCTGTGTATTTATAGGACCGATGTGCTGACTACCGAACGTTCCGGATCTGTGCATCTTGAGCCATGGAAGATAACCGTCCAGCTTAATTACGTCATTAGGGTCTTCAGAGTCTGGGTTGGGCATTGATGCTGTCAATAGCTTTACATGATCAGCATTGTCCAGGACCTCGATGCCGAAAGATTCCACACCGTCAAGGTAGTAGTCATATCCGGCGAGTGCCCTTGACTTTGAACCTTCATATACATAGTCTGAATATTTGTAGTACTCTATGGTAAAGCCACCGCATGTTTTTAAAGCAGTAATATTGCTGAAGTCATCACCATCTGCGTCTGTTGCACTAACAACTACACCTCTTGTTCGGCTTCTATCTAGTGCCTCTCTTAAATAAACAGTGCTAGTTGATATGGTGGCAGATATCCTTACACCCAACGCCTTAATTGCTACTAGTGCTGCATGTAGGTTTGTGGCAAACTCAGCGTCTGAGGATCCTTCTACTATGGAAGCAACTGCAGTTACGGCGTTTGATTTGTTAGCAGCAACAGCTGACCCAGCTACTGTTATTGTGCATGTGATGCCTCCCACCTTAAAAGATAGTGTGTCGCCATTTCCGCCGGCGGCGATATTACAAAGAATAGATGTGTATGTTCTAACTGTGCGCCCGATTACTAGCTTTCTTGAGCCTAATTTTTGACGCTGGTGACTCATTACATCAGACTTTCTATAAGCATCAACAATGTTTAAGTCTGACTTTATTCCTTGTGCTGTGTGTGGATGTTCAATATTAGATCTGTCTGCAATGGATCGTATTGGAAATACCTCAATAGTTCCATCAGAAGTAGAGCGATCAGTTGCATGAACCATGTACTCGGGAAAGCTTACATTTTCTGGGTGGCTTCCTGATCCTGCTTGTATGATTTCTAGCGGACTTACTGTCAAGGTGTCTTTATAAGCAGTACCATCTTGAAAAAGATTTGCCTGTCCCAAGTCTCTTTGTTCACGATAAAACTTATTGTGAATTCTAGCTTTGCGCTTATGCATGCTAGTGTCTAGTTGTGCCTTTGAGCCGGACACACTTAAAGAGCCTAGTGAAGCTGGACTAGTGTTATCATCAAAGTATTCAGGTTCATCTAGCTTGAGTACACGATGCTGATTGGGTGTGGCAGAAGATGTGACATGCAAACCTATTACATACGAACCTAGTCTATCAGACCTTATAATATTAAAGTCAGAATTAGGTCTCATTTTTGCAGGTGTGTATCCTGTTGCCTGCTCATATGTTTTTACATCAACACCCTGAAGAAATGTTTGATCGTAGTTTGATCCTGAGAATTCTTCCGGTGCGACTATGTGTGCTGTGGAACCTTTTAAATTTGATAGATAAAAGGTTCCAGCTTTAAGAGCACCTGCATCTCTATCTCTGACTAGTTCATCCCAGCGATGTGCTGATGAGCCTGTTAGTCTTTGGGGGTGTATATGAACATGCTGATCTGCCATTAGAATCTCCTCACGATGGCGACTAGTTGCCTAAGCAATATTTCGCCCTTTAGACCATGACGATTGTTTTCGCCTAAATACATGTCTGAAGTGTTGTATGTAAATTTCGGTCTTTCTAGAAGGTGGGGTTCAATAATGTAGTTGACGCCGGTGAACTTTGTCTTTCTAGGTATTAGATTTTCAATAGTATCACCGATAGTATTGTCAAACCATCTAAAAAACTGAAAGAAATTAGATATGTTAATTTTGTCTGTTAATCGGTTGAAATAAATGTCTCTGATGTTTTCTAGACCCACGTATCCTACGTCAAATTGACTTTCAGGTGCACCAATAGAATTTTCTATTTCATCCATTGTAGCAAGTATATTGACAATGTCCTCGTTAAGTGCCTGCGCGATTGATATTTCTATACCGAATCTTAGGTCGTCGTGGATCTTTTCGGACTTAGGTATATGGTAAACAGGGGCGACGTCAACTAGTTCTCTACGAGCTACTGCGGGATCCAGGTAGCTTCTTACCCTAACCTTATTAGACTGTGAGCTTTGATCAAAGTTAGGACTCAGTATAGAGTACTTGAAAGTCTTCGGATATATTGTCTGCTTGCTAGCTTCAAAGCCGTAACCCTCCATGTCAAACATGTTCTGCGTAAAGTCCTTGAGAATTATAGTCTTGTTGGCTTCAGTACCTGTTACTTCTTGATCCATTGAGACATCTAATCGAAGCCTTTCAAAAGATCCTTCGACATTTTCAGCGAAACCAAAATTCTTTGCAGGGTTTTCTACACCTACTGAGTTATAGTTTAAGGAGTGCTCTTGATGTTCTTTTTCTGTTAAGCCCTTCGACCAAAATCTTACCTGGGCTAGATTGCCTCCGAATTTTGTTGTCTGTGCCATTAATGCCTGAGCAGTACTTAGAGAGGTATTAAGTGCAAGGTCTTTTCCATCTAAGCCGTATGTTTTCGATGAAGTACCTGTGATTGTGTCATTTAGATCACCGACTACGATAAATGAACCAGATCTATTGATGTTTGTTATGTTATTGAAAGCTGACATGTTGACAGCAGACATCTTTGCCTGTATTGATATCCTATTTGCAGACTTAGCATCGGCGCTGATTGTTAGAACAGGTGGCGTATTTGATGCCTGTGTGACTTTTATAATATTGTCATTTCTAACTATCGTCAACTTTTTACTAGTGCCGCCTGTAAATGCATTATATGTCATTGCAGGAGAGCTAGTACCGCTACTGGCTATAGAACCATTTCCAGCTGTGCCTAACACATTTTGTGTAATGCTAATTGTATGTGCAGCATTTGAAGATGCACCTGTAGGCGCAGCCGCGGTGATCTTAAGACTGGGTATATTGTTAATTGCAATTCTTATGGACAGGGCGATATCTTCAATGGATGTATCACTCTTAAGCCCTACAATTCCTACTGTGGCATTGTCAGTGTTTTCTCTAAAAGTAAATATTTGTGAGTTTCCGGCAGCATCTGATATTGTAAACGTATCTGTGTTTAATGCAGTCTTTAGTGCTGCAACTGTTGAACTAGGTGCCGGTACGACAATTGAACCAGCAGCAGCTGCATCAGTGCCATGGCCATTTGCGTTTTCAATTGCTAATTTTAGCTGTTCTGTCTTGTCATTATCACTAGTAAGACCGTTAATTTGAACCGTAACAGCACCGGAATCGACGACGCCGGTTGCATTGGATCCATCAGTCATAAATTTATAAATCTTAGATGTACCATCATGTGACACTAGTGTTACTGTGTCAACTGCATTTGGTGATGCTATTTTTATTTCTGTTTTTTCTGTAGTCAGGCTAGTCTCATGGTCGTCAAATAGTTTTTCAACTCTATTTGAAATTATTAGCCGATCGCCCATCGCTTTTGATGCTTGAAGGAAGTAACTACTGCTAATGTGTGTACCTGACAAGTCATTTCTAATGCGACCGTAGCATATGTTCCACCTGTCTCCGTCGAAAATATCTGTTCCTGTCAGTGCCATGACTAAAGGCTGTCGACCAGGAATTGGCCTGGCGAAAAGAACTAGCGATCCTGTAGTTTGTAAGTCTTGTGAACCAGAAAGTGCCACTAAATAAGTAAGCATAGTTCTGCCAGTGATATTGGCTACGCCTCCGCCGGTGAACGATGATCCTAAAATTTCATCATCAAAGCCACCAGTGAAGTGTGTAATAACTGTATTTGTTGTCCCAGTAGTTGCTATTTTAGTAACTGTAGGTGTTCCAGGTGTAACCATAGATAGACGTACAGTTCTTCCATCACCAAGAAGCTGAGCTTTAATTTTCAATGCTGTTGTTGCTTTTATAGCAGCAACAAAATTCTTTGCGACAATCTGAGCTGTGTCCTTGACCCCAATTGTGACACTGACGTTACCGCCTGTAATTCCGCCGCCGGTGTCAAACTCAAATGTTTTAGACGTAGGCGAAGATTCTGAATCTTTAAGCGTAATAGTGGCTGCGTCTGTTGGTAGTCCTGTGAACTTAACTGTTCCTGTAGCAGCCTCTTTAGATGCTGTGCTCATTACAGTTCCTGTTACATACATCCTCATCAAGCTTTGAGTTACAGGTTGAACAGATTTTATAGAATGTGTCCCACCGTACATGTACATTGCTTCACATGACCATGAACCACTAGTAAATAATCCATCAGAAGCTTCAGGAGAAATACCGTATTTAGTATGGTTACCCGACCTTAATATGTTTTCACCACCTAGCGCATATGAAGAGCTGCTGCCTAAGACAAATTTATCTGAACTTATCTTGGTGTGAGGTGTTCCTGTTTCCACTCTTGTACCTGATAGAAATGGTGAAACTATTAGTGGGGAGTCTGTATAAGCTTTGGTAGGTCTTGTGTACACAGTTTTGGCACCGGGTCGCCTAGACTTTACCAGGATAGGAAGTGTTGTTGTCTCTGTGTTCTTCGCGCCCGAAGCCAAGCTTCCCGTAAATGAAAGTATGCGACCAATCTCTTTTATTTCTTGTCTAGCTGTGCCTATTCTTCCTGTTCTAGACCCACCATATTCTCTAAACCTGAAGCTTCTGTCCGGGTCAATGCCAAGATTTCTTAAGAATGTCTTGATGCCGTGAATCGTACCTTTAGACCTCATAATTTCTCTAATGTCTGCTAAGACTCTTCGCCATATAGAGTTCTGTATCTGCTGCAAAGAAAGATTAGACATGGCCTGACTGGTGCCTTGTCCTTCTTTTCCGGCGAACTGGCTTAGTGAAGCATTGGGAAACATATCTGGAAGTTCGAATCCATAATATTGTGCCATGAATGGTAAAAATGTATCTGCAACAGTGTCTTCTTCTTTATAATCAGCATGTAATACCCTACCAAACTGGTCTAAGAACAGCTTCATTTCGTCAAATTGTTTGGCCCATATAAAAAGAAGTGATGCGATAATCTGAGGCGATCCCATTTTTCCGCCGCCTGGGAAATCTGTATCATATCCGTACAAGTCCTCTACATCACCCAGTTCTTTTTTATCACTAAAGCCTTCAGCGAAGTGAGCTTCTCGAAGATAGTGGTCAGGAACTAGCTTGGTAATCATGTTGGGATTGTTGGTATCATAATTGGATGCAGACACCATTAGACGAGTATTGTATGTTACTAAATCTGGGTGTGACGGAAACAATACAGGATATCTACTTGCATCTTCATGAACCATAGGATTACCGTAACCCGGATCTACTCTGCAGTTTGGATCGTATGAATCGCTGCCTGTTCTGCTTAGTTTTGAGTGAAGAGAATTTCCTGAGTGGTCTAAGATTACTGCTTGATTATTGTAGGATCCTGTCGGCTCATTGAATGTGAAGTTAAGGCGTAGATTTTTTCTAGGCTCAATTTTCCTATTCTTTTCGTGATCAAGAGCAGATTCAGAACGAGCGCTGTGAATAATTCTAAAGTCATCCATACTGGCAGAAAGACATGTATTAAATGTTACGGCAGTTATATCTCCGGCTGCCGTAATGTTTGTGCCTTTTCCAATTGTTAATCCAGCATCAGCAAATGCAAAGTCAAAGATTTCAAATTGAGATGATCTTGAAATATTTTTTCCACCCACAAACATTTCAATTCTATTTGTTCCCGGGTTTCGATTGAGACATGCAGAAATGTGATTCCACTTGCCTCTTTTTACTTTTACCTTTGAAGATGCACTAACAGAGCCTGATGTTGCTAGTAATATAATGTCAGAGTGTGTTGTTAGACCTGTTGCAGGAATTGTTGCATTACCTATAGTAGCAGCCCCTAAAATAGACACATCGTTTGTATCTTTTGTAGTCCTTTTAAAGGTAATACTTCCTGCATTATTATTGTCGTCTGTATGTGTAGTAGTAATTTTTCCGTTGTGGCCTGAAGCGCTTTTGATAGCTATTTTTAGTGCAGCATAAGTTGCATCAGCGTCGTCGTCTGAAATTGTTACTGGAACATTGTCGCCCGATACACCTCCCCCACTATCAAACTCATATGTCTTGGAAGTGCCATCAGCTGAAACTAGGGATATACTGTTTCCATCAGAAGGTTGGCCAGTGTAGCTTACTACTATTTCTTTAGCAGGTGATGGCTTTGTATATAAAGTAATGCCGTTATTGTTTTTGATTTTTTGTGCAATTACTTGTTTATCTGCAGCAACGTTTCCGCCTCTAGCTGTGGGTACATATAAATTCATCTCATATGTAAACGAGCCTACACCTGGATCTAAAACAGCCTTGGCTGTTGTTTCTCTAGATAGATCAGGGTAGAGTATGCCGGCACGATCTTCAACTTCGATAAACTGTGAATTGTTAAAATTCATGAAGCCTGTATAGTGTGGCAAACTGTCTAAGACATGTTTTTCAAATCCCGTTAGCTTGTCTTGAAACTTATATATTTCATCTGATGTGCCATCAAACGGATATCCGTTGATGATTGTCTCAAACGTCATATTAACTTTTGCCTCTGCAGAATTAAAAAACGTATGATTTTCAAATTTTGACCAGTCTAGCTTCAGCTGCTGTGTCGACTTAAGAGGATTGCCCGGGTCGTCATATCTAAATGATGCAGACGTGTGTAGTGCAACAGATCCTGTATGCTCTGATGCTGTAACATTAACTATAGATGCTCTATTTTCAGTTAGTGATTTTACGGTATTAGCCGAAAATAGGCCAAAGCCACTAGATATTGTCTTGTTTCTTGCCATTAGCTAATCACTCTAAACGTTATATCCTTGTCCTGAAGTATTGTTTCTGTACCTCTTTCTATAACTGTATACACAAAGTAGTAATTTCTACCTGCACACAAGTTATCCATATCTAGGTCAAAAAACATACCTGCAGAGTCTGTAGATACTCGGGTTCCATTCTGTGTTCTATTTTCCGGAACAGCAGCATCACCTGAAAGTGCATCTACAACACGATAATAGACTTCATCATATATGACTGATTGTCTCTTTTGAGGAACAGATCCGTATTTCTCTTTGTACTCTGCAGCAATATCTCTACCAAACAACCTCATTCTTGTAGTGTCTGTTCTTCTATACTCACTGGCCATATTTGTAACATTAATACTTGGCTCTCTAGATGTGAAGTTTCCCTGGTATCGATCTGTCTGGCTAAGTGTTATACTGCCTGTATAAAATGTTAGTGATCCATCTGAAAGCTGCCACTCAGTAGTAAGATCTAGTGAACCACTTTTTATTGCAAAGTCTGAGACCTTGTCAGAATATGTATCACCTGACCTTATTACAGTCGAATCGTTAGAATTGACAGTAAATGTAGCTGAGTATAGTCCTGGTCTACTAGTCCCTGCAGTGTTATTTGCAACTGATGAAACACTAGAGGTTACTGCAAATGATCCTGATGATATTACTAATCTTGCACAGCTGGCTCCGCTATAGGAAGTGGATCCAATTTTTAGATTAGTCTCTTCGCCTCTCAAGTAATTCTGGAAATAAAGCTTATTGGAATGATCGAAAACTGCATTGGAGCTATTATCTGTAACTGTGTCGTCCCACACAATATGAAGACCGGGCCGAAGATATGGATTCTTAGCATGTCTGGATGCGAATCGCTTGACAAATCTTGTTTTGGTGTCAGTTTCTTGTGCTGCAGAAAAAGAAACCCGAAATCCGTGATTAGTTAGCTGGCTCGTCAAAGAAGCAGAAACTAAATTTGTAACATCAACTCTGAGATCTTCGCCACCGTCCTGAAATGTTTGGCTGGCAATGATACTAGTACTGCCTAAACCAAAATTTGCTGTGTTATATGCATCCTTACTTGCGGCGCCGACTGCTCCTAGAGCGCCGGCTCCAGCAGTATTCCATGGGTTTACTGTAGCTCCTGACATTGATGCAGTAACAAAGTTACATGCGTCTAAGTCTTGAAACGATATTACATTTTTCCCGATACCTTCATCAAATGACTGTGCTAGCGGCATTACATTTACAGTAAAGTCCTTTGGGGTAAATTGACCTGCTGAGACTGCTTTTAATGTTAAGAACGCCTTAAACTTGCTGTTGGTCACATCCATGTTTTTTGCTGACTGACGTGTCAGTTTATCATAGTCAAACTTTACTAATATTCTAGACAGCTCAACGCTTGTCTCTGCGGTACCGTCGCCATTTACGTCTAGTGCATATGTCGCCGGTGTTGTTTCATCATCTGGCAAGGATGTCTCGCCGTAAAGCTTGAATAAGTCTAATGTGCCGGCCAGACCTGTATTCGCGTCTGTTGTTCTATACGAGCTGTCAATGATTTTGTTTTGAATATATGCGTCGCTGCTAGCTGTGATTATTAAGTACATGTTAGCTCCTATTTTGCGGATCCGATAATATCAACGCCCGGATAGCGCAACTCAAATATTGATCCGGGTGGGCCAATAATCATTCTATCTTTAGTTGCATTGTCAAAACTGAATGAAGCTGATGAGTATCTTCTTCCGTCTGTTGAACCTATGATGGGCTTAACCTCCAAGTTCATCAAAGAAATAACGCCTCTTGTATTAATAATAATGTTGACAATATCATCCAATACAATAGGTTGATCTATTTGAAAATTCTTTACTTCTGTGATCTTGCTTATTCTAGAGATGACACTCTGGACAATCTTAGGCTTACTAGTATTAGGTGCAACTAGTATCCCAAACGTAACAGTGAAGTTTATGATCTGAGCGTCTAGGATATCCATAGCATCAGATATAAGCCGATATTCATTTAGATACGATGCTAAGTTAGCCTTCAGGGCATCAGGACTAACTGCCAGACGTCCCTCATCATTTTTTGACACAATATAAATGTTAGTTGATAATGGATTAATATCACTTTGTCTCATTCCCGCCCTAAACACTCTTCCGAACTGACTTGGTATTGTGTAAATTCTAGACAGTAGGTCCTGCTTCGTAACAATTCTAGATTGCATTTGTCTAGCAGTGGGCACATGGTTTCTAAGTTCGTCTAGCGTAGGCGCATATGAACCGCCTCGTGCAGGGGCTTTATTCTTAACGTCTACTGATTGTCTTACAGACTGTGCATCTAGCGTTGAAGGACTATTTTTGAATTCCATCTTAAGGTCTTCAATAAACCGGATAGATGATGCAGGAACGTTGTGGTCTAGCCCACCACCATAACGATATGTTACTGATAGTGTTGTAGCCTTGGGTGATATACCAAGTGTTCTAGTTTTCAGAAGTGACTGTGGGTCTATAGAAAACCTAGAAAAGTTTTTCTTTCCGTAGAGTGGTAATGCTAATTTACTAGGATCTGGTATGATATCATCTTCAAATGATGAAGCGTCTCCGGAACCAAACCTCATAACAGTAATTTTTGACCTAGGGTCAAAACGAGAAACATATCTGTAGGGTGCAGGTATTATTTCTAGATTTCTAGGAACCAGTTTATTGTCATCACCCATATTAAGAACTGCACGATATACAGTGTCTTGTGACAGCGCTTCGACCTGATAGTAATCGTTCAGGCTTGTGTCAGACACAGTCAGAATCTCGCTTATGTGAGGATTGGTTAGAATAATTTCTCTAAACGGTTCATGTGCATTGCCTATCTTGAACGATTCTGTAATTTCTGTACCTGATATGCAAAGCCCTTCTTGGGACACGATAAATGTTGCCGGGGTGCCGTCTGCATTTTTTGTATTAATAGAGAATCTAGCAGATAGTTTTCCATTTTTGTCTTTACTAGCAAAGTTAATATCTTCTGTTAAGTTAAACGTGATGCCGCTGTTTGCTTTAAGTACAGTGCCTTCTAGAATTTCAGGAAGAGCGGCTTTCTTAGGTTTATACTGGTTGTCCAGTAGATCTTTTTCAGCAGGTACACTAATATAAAACCTAATGTACACAGACGCTGGTGATGCACCTACTAGTTTAACCCCGGCTTCTCGTACGTGCCGTATAACATTGTTGCTTTCTATTGCTGTTAACGGATTAAGCTCATTGAATTGATGATCTAGGTAGTAAGACATGGTATCACCTACCATGGCTGCTAAGTCTAGAAACAGTCCACCCATACTAGCTTCAGAAAAGTCCTGTATCTTATCTGGAAAGTATATTCTTGCATAGCTTAGAAGCTCACCGCGTAAAGAATCGAAGTCCTTTGCGACAAAATTTCTAATCTTTTCTTTTTTAATTCTCTTTTGTACGTCAATTGCCATTATATTATCCCGCTACGTATAATAGTACTTCAACTGACTTTAAATCAGTGGATATCGAAGGTATTGTATAAGTCACTCTAATTCCTACTTTGCCTGTATGTTGATTATCAAACTTTTCAACAAATGGTTCAAAGGTGTCTAGGTTTATGTAGGGCATGTACTTTGCCGTTGTTCTAGCTATTCTTCTAGTAGCTTCAGCATCTCCATCCTCAGAACCTAGTTCAAAAGTTAATTCTTCTAAGTTGGCACCAAAATCATAAAATCCAAGCCGTCCGCCATGATTAGTCATAATCATGTTACGAAAGTTATCAGCCACCGCCTTAAGTTGATCAGTATGCATCTTAAGCAGAGAGTTATTATTTCCTAGCTGCACCGGTGTGGCGATACTAATAGGTAACTTTTGTTTGTTTGTCTCAGTGTTTTTTCTGTTATCAACATCAAGTTCACCTACACTCTTAAAGCTATAGACTTTTCGATTGTTAGTGGTTGTCATGACACACTCCTACAAGGAGTAAGTATACATGGCCGCAAGTGTGTGTGTACTAGAGTTGACTACTTGATCAATCCTCGACCATTTACTTTTTGTAGCGGATCTTGGCTGAAGAATAAAGGAGCTGTTTGCATGAATGGAATAATGGGCGTCCCTGGGATTATTACACCTGCTATAGGAGTAACACCAAAACCGCCGAAACTGGTCATAAGATACGTGCCGCCAGGAAACTCTACCTTGACACCTACAATTTCCAAGTCTTCTTCAATGTGCTTGACAATTTCTTCTGAAAGTGCTTTAGCTATTGCATTACAAAACTTTACCCTGTGACCATCACCCTCAGCAGGCGCTTGTCCTAGTGCTGAATCTAACTCTGACTTTAGTGTTCCTTTCATAGAAGTGTGTAGCTGACTAGCGTTGAGTGCCATTATTTAATCAACCCTATGCCGTCGTTCATTTGCTTGTGAAGTAAGGGTGGGTTTGGAAAATTAATTGCAGGTATTCCCATTCCTCCGAAGACAGAGATAACATACGAGGCAGGATCTACTTGAATCATAATTCCTTTGACTTCCATGTTAGAAACTATGTGATCAACTACTTCTTTTGAAACAGCCTTGGCAACAGCATTACAGAATTTTGTTCTATGACCGTCGCCCTCCGCAGGTGCTGGACCTTGCTCAGCATCCAGCGCAGATTTAAGAGCAGATTTTAACGCGGCCTCTAATTTTCCTGCATTCAAAGCCATTACTTTATCTTTCCTACTTTGCTCAAGATTGAATTTTCAGATCCGCCGTCACCAAGAGCTGCCAGTACTTGAATAGTAGCAGCTAGAACAGCAGGTGCCAGTACATTAGGACTAGCGCCTTGAGAGAAAGTAGGTGCATTATCTCTTATTGCTTGTAGGAATGGTAGCAGGACAGAGTCTGTCAAGGTATTCCCTAATACCATTTGTTCTGTTGCGCCATCGCCTACAAATGTTTGATTATTTCTACCGTCACCTATTACAATTTGCTCAGCATCTATTAGAACTTTTCCACCAGGTAACATTGTAATGGTGCATGCTTTGGTCGGATCTTCATCTTCCCTTACAATTCTAATAGAGCCTTCTTGTTTGGGTCGATCATTTTCTTCTTTGGTGTGCCTAGAGACAATTCTTATTTCGTTTGATTTTAAAATAACATAGGGTGCTTCACTAATAGGTTCGGCGCCCGCTGCTTTTACAAACTCTGGTGTGTGAATGTCTAAACCTAAATTGGCATCACCATCTGTATTCATGGAGACATAAATTCTAGATGCGTCATGAACAAAGTCGGGATCGCCTTCTACAGCAACATCTTGGCGATTAAATTTTATTTCTTTTCTTATTTCGTCGCCGAAGTAGGCAGCAGGATTTTTATCTATTTCTAGTGAACCGCGGGTGTTTTCGATAATACGAGGCTCAGTGCCTACTAGTTTGTCTTTATCTGGGTTTAATTCGCCCGCAAATATTCCTCTTCCTGCTACAATATCAACAGTCCCTGAAAAGCTTCTTAATCCTTCACCTTCAGGTGTGTGTGCATTACTATTTTCAGACTCTTCAGGTCGATCGTTAACATTCCACCCTCTGTCTGTCCCTAGACATATTAATGAATTGTGAGAACCTTGCAGTACTAAATCACCCGGTCTTTTGGTAAATCTAGGCACTGGCTCAATTGCAAATGCTTGACCACCTAGTGAGCCTGTGAATATAGTTTCGTATATTGGATCCAGCTCTTCAGCTTCTCCTTCAGGCGCGCCTTCTTTTTGAGGTTGTGTTAGCGTTGTTGCAGCGTCATCGCCTTGCTCAGTTGCACCATTATTAAACGATGGAGGACCGGGTAGTGTATCAACCTCTTTATTACCGGTAACTTCTGGAGGAGGCTCTTGGTCTTCTGCAGGCGGTTCTTCATCTTCAGGTTCTTCTTCGAGATCTGATAAATCTTGTGTTTTATCTACAGAAATTGAAAACTTTCTGTCTCCATGTGTATAGTTTACATCATCAACAAAATCAGCCTCAGCAATTCTAGTCATCCAGTATGCAACTTTTTGTGGAACATCTGGTGACTCAGCAAAAACCCAAACTTGCTCTCCCTGTTTAACTGGAAGCGCAATAAATGGTGGAAAAAATGGATAGCATAGTAAGTCTTTGGTTCCTGACTTGTCTGCACCTGAAGCGTATAGCCTGACAATTAGAGAATTTCTGGGTGCGTATTTTAGCTGTTCAGGAGCCACAGTTGATAGTGACAGTGCTTCTATTTCTTCTTCAGATCTAAGCGACACATCATTAAGAACCTCTACAACAATCGCTCTTTGAAAGACTTTAGAGGGTGGGGCGTGTGCTATGTCCTGTATTTCTTCAGAGTTGTCGACCCGCTTGGTCGCCATTTTCCTCTGTACGTCTACACCTTTTTTCTTAGCCATGGTTCAACCATTTATCTCGCTAAAGATATCGTCTGGATCAATTCTAGCGGATTCCTCTTCTGCTTTAGCAATCAATTCTGCTAGTCTTAGTATTTGATCATTTGATTTGCACATTCGCTCTAGATACTTTGTTATGATGGGTCCGACTGTAGAGTGTCCTACAGTTCCCTCTGTCATATTTGACCATGCATCATTAAAAAGCATAGATGCATTTTCACGATCGGTAAGCGCATTTTCGTAGATTTCTTTCCACAGAATCTTTTTCTTGTCTCCTGTAGATGTTAAGTTATCTAGAATGTCGCTAAATACTTCAATCTTCTTGTTTATTTTTTGTAGGCTGTCTAAGCCTTTTTCGATGTCTTCTGACACGTATCACCCCTAGAATAGGTTAAACTTGTTGTCATAGCCTGTTAATTTCCTATAGTGCTTGCGTATGGAAGACATTGCAACTGATAATTGCTTGGGTGAAAGTCCAGATATCTCTCTTACGTACACTAAAATTGCACGCTTATTTAGAAAATCAAGCTCGTCAATATTCTTAAAAACGACTTGAATGGCGTTTATGCAAGTCTTTTCGGATTCGCTAGTAACGATTCCTTCAATTACTTTTAGTAAGTCCTGTATTTGATTTCTTAAGTTAGCAGTTATTAGTATCTCATCAGGTGCAGGTATTACATCATATGACTCATATGCTGACCTTTGTGATGCGGACATTAATTCAGGTGCATCTACAGAAACGTGGCGTCGCATTCTTTTGGTTTGCTGCCTAGACTTTATGATCAGCCAGTTTTTTGCAACAACATTAAAATATGAAAATGCTTTTGTGCCGCGCTCCGGTTTCCACTTGTGTATAGACTCGTAAAGAAACGAAACACAGTCTGTTTTTAGATCATCAAAAGAGTCATACGCAGTCTTAAAACCGTATACAAAAATAAGATTTTCAACTAGTTTTTCAAATGCAGGTGCTATTTTTTCTAGGTAGAATTTTTGCTGCTCTTCAATCAGTTCTGTGTTCTGGTATGCAATTAAGAATTCCTGCGTCTCAGCAGTGAAGTACAAGTTTCTACTTTTACCTTTTGATCTTCTTATTTTTTTTCGGCCGGCCACTAGATTATCTCCTCTGATATATCTTCTTCGACTTCTTCAACTTCTTCAATAGAAGCCATTTGGCCGGCCACATACAAAACAGCATTTCTAGCATGCTCAATGTCGTTTAAGACTTTCTTTACTTCGGAATTATCGAAAAATAGTGGTATTTTGAGTGTTTTTTCTATTGACTGGTAACAGCCATCTAGTTTATCTAATGATTCTTCGATGGAGTCTTGCATTCTCAATATAATCATCCCAAATCTTATGCTGTAGTAGACTGATACACTCAAACCAATGCACAAACAGATAATTATGTAATAAGTGTAATCCATTACTCAACCATTTTTACTAAGTGACTATCCCAATAATCACAAATTTTTTCATGAGATAAATCATTTCTTAGTATTTTACCTAAATTAACAGCCCAACTCTTAGGTGTTTTGTAGGACTCATAAAGTCGACGTAGTCTAGTTTTAGCATCTTTTTCTGATGGTTCTGCCCATCTAGCATGTGCTAAAAATATATGATCGTCCACTCTAGACTTATCGATTGTTTCCATTTTATAGTCTACTGCGATGAATTTGCCTTTTCTCATGAAATCTAAATGGCCTGACCAGTTCGTAGCAATAACAGGTAAGTCTGATGCTGCTGCTTCTAAAATAGGTAGACCATATCCTTCACCTCTAGTAAGTGCAACCAATGCTTTGATCTTTGGGTGTCTGTATATAGAAGCTACTTCATCGTTTGTCATGCAACCGTGCATAAAATGTAGCTTAGGGTATGGTCCTTGTCGGACTTCTCTTACTACTTGTGATATTAGCTTCTCAGTAACTTTTTTATCTATTTTTGTGCCGCGCCCTGATGATGTTTTGAGTACGATGCCTACATCCGGGTTGTCTTTGAATTCTTCTAAGATCCACTTAATAGTGTACAATAGATTCTTTCTATCACTCTTAGGATTTTGTCCGGTGAGCATGCCAAACAATAGAAAGTTAAAATCAGTAGAAAAATCGATATCTAGGGAAGGGGTGTCTTCGTTTATTTCTGGTATGTAAGATTCAGGTATCACAGTAATGGGAGTAGTACACTGTCCTGATCTTTCTAGTGTTCCCTTGGTAAACATAGAAGGCACAACTACGGATGTCATACGATTACACGCAGTAACCCATTCGGGTGTGCAGATATCAGTCTCGACAGCAGCTGTGACGCCTACATTTAGCTTTGCTAAATTAGGATCCCACTCATTAGGTAGTTGAACTTGATACGATATGTCGATATTTTTAGGCATTTGTGTAATGGATCTACTCATGATCTCACCAATAATACCATCCTCGACACTTCCATCAATATGCCATGGTGTGATTCCCCAGTGCAAAACTTGTGTCACGACATCTAAGTCTTCTCTTTTCAATAACCACTTAACTATTTGACGGGCATGATTTCCATAACCGGATTGAGATAGCAAGGGGCCTCTAACTAGTACTTTTTTCTTCATGCTAAATCTCTGTTACATCCCACCGTGTGTATTTTGACTGCCAGTTTTCTGTTAAATCTGTAAGCGTTTTGTCCCACTTACTAATAACATCTTCCATTGCAAACTCACTAAAAGCATATTGTTGTGCTTTGTTTCCTAGTTTTTTTCTACCTTCAGGTCCTAGCTCGTACATTTTTGTTATTCTGTCAGCTATTGTTTCCACACTACAATAATCTTCGTAGATGTACGGAACATTCTGAGAACCTACTAGCGTTTTAAATTCTACAGGCAGTGAGTAACCGTTTTCAGATCCGTCACGGTGGTCAACGACCTGCCTCTTTTGTCCGCCTGTATGCGCTGCAATGATAGGCTTTCCGCACATCATGGCTTCTAGGGTTGATAGTCCAAAGCCTTCTGCATAACTTATATTAATTGTAAAGTCGCTAATATTGTGCAAAACGTTCATTTTTTCAAACTCTATTCTATCAACTGAGAACACTACGTTTTCTTTAATCTTTAGCATCTCTACGGTCGCGTATAGATTAGGCCCCTCAGGGTCTTCAGGGTCTGTGTGCATCAGTAACGTTGCGTTTTTATGACCATGGTTTTTCTGTAGATTTTCTAGAAAAATAGACCATGCCCACAACAAGTCAGACGGCCTCTTTCTTTTGGCGTTTCTATTTACCCAGAATGCTGTAAAGTGGTCAGCCCTGTCACTGCCCAACACTGTCGCTTTTTGTTCCGCGATTTCACTGTCACTCATCTTAAAGAAAATTTCTTTTGGTACAGCATGAGGGACAAAATTGGCCCTGCCAGGCGCTAAGTCTTTTACATACTCATACGTGTCATGAGAATGACAGTTTATTAAGTCAGTTGAATCATATAAGACCTTATTGAACTCAGGTACAGGTCTATTGTCCCATACATGCCAATAAGCAATTGGGCATATTTGATGTATTTCTTCTTCCATTTCCCACAGCCATATAAAAAACCTGGGATCTGTAAACAGCATCAAAACATCAGGTTTTTCAACAGCTAGTGTTGTCTTAAGAAGCTGTGGATCACCAAAACCGTCGGTGGGTTTAATAATAAAATCATCACTAACTTTTACAGGTCGATAGTCACTGTGCTTGATTGCAGCACCGAACTGTCTTACTGTCCACTTTCCTGTTTCCACTAAGCCGTTTACTAGAAAGCGACTCTGGCACCCTACACCTGATGTGCTTAGTGCATGATCTGATAATAGTAGTATCTTTTTCTTCTCTGCCATCTTTATTTAGAACTTCCTACGTCACAAATATCATATCTGATATTGCATAACAGTAAATTATGTACAGTGTTGTGTATCCTTGTACGGACAATACGTACAAGAGTTTCTATTCTTTAAACTAAACTGCTTTTGAACATTCTTTATCATGCTCCTCATTATCTTTAAGCCCTTCTCTATAGACTTTGGGCCAGCGGATACTTTTACCAGGTCACAAACATTACCAGGCTTACCGCCCCTCTTTAGAAGTATGAATCCACAACGCACGTCGTTTAGAGGTATGTTATGTTTTCTAGCCCAGAAATGCTTATATAGAATTAACTGTGCAGTCATTAAAATGTCCTGCTTCTTTTCTTTTCGCCAGCCGTAAGTGTTGGCAGTTTTCCAGTCAATAATCCAATATTCGTAACCAGTACCTCTTTTCTTGGGTACTTTGATAACTGCGTCAATGAAGCCTTTGAATTTCATGTCAAATTCTTCAATATCTTCATAAAGCTCTTCTTCAGCTTTTACTGTTTCCCATTCAGGAAACTCTTTATCTAAGAAATCAGGCACATCATTCCACATGTTGTTTGCCCAATCAATCCATTTTTCAACACCTACATTAGAAGCTCTTAAATACCATGCAGGCTGCTTCTCGATCCACTCTGGATTATCAAAACCATGTTCATTCCAGGCGTTTCTGATATCTAGTATTAGTTTTGGTCTATCCGGTGATGACTTTTCTACTAGAGCTTCACAGCCTTCATGAACAGCTGTCCCAAAGTCTAAAAAAGGTGAAGGTTCAAATACATCAATTTTATCTACATGTGTTAGTTTGTGCTTGTACGCACACTCTTTCCACATTTTTATTTCAGAGAAAGATACGTGCTTCTTTCCTGTAGGGAATACATTTGTTTTACTCATAATAGCCTCGCTTTAAGACTATAATAACACGCTTTTTCACTCTTTACATTTTTGTAAGAAATTCTTTGATGTAATCTTCCAAAGATTCAGTAGGGTTCCAACCAGTAGCTTGTTTTGTCTTTTCTATGTCAGCTAATGTTACCCATGCTTCGCCGGGTCTGGATGGTATATACGTAATTTCAGATTCAAACATTGTTGCTAGCTCATTAATGGAATAGTTTTTGCCTGTGCCGAGCTGGTATACAGTGCCCTTATAGGTACTTTTTGAAAGTGCAACTAATCCACTAACAATGTCACTCACATGGGTAAAGTCTCTTCGCTGCTCTCCATTGCCTGTAATCGTTAGGGCACAACCTTCAGACTTTTGTCCTTCAAATATACCGACGACTGTAGCATACGATCCACTAGTGGGCTGCCGGTCACCAAAAACATTAAAGAACCTAGCAGATACTGTACTTACGTCGTATACCCTTGAATACAGTTCACAACATTGTTCTCCAGTATATTTTGCAAATGCGTATGGATTTAGCATGGGACCTCCAAATGCAGATGAAGATCCTGCATAGACTATTTTTGCCCCAGAACTTCTAGCCATTTCACATACATGTGCAGTACCCATCATATCAGTGCTTAAGTACTTAAGTGGATCTATAAAAGAAGGCTGTATTCTTGCTAGTGCAGCTAAGTGATAAATTAAATCAAACTTTTCACCGGTGTATCTGTACGTATTTAAGTTTGCAATATCGTCTATCCAGTATGTTACATCATCTCTCATGTAATTTCTATTAGAAGATTCTGATGATAAGTTGTCAATTACGACAATTTCCTCATACTCATTGCTTTCAGCTAAATAGTCAACTAAGTGTGAGCCTACAAAACCTAGACCGCCTGTAACTAATACTCTCATTTAATCCTCCGAAACTGCTCGACCTTTCATGTCGAGCCAGTCTTTGTTCTTTCTATATGTACTGTTTGATTTCACAACTTGACTGAATAGATCAAAACTTACATCAAACAGCTTTCCGAAATAAATCATGGCTGACATGTCTTTGGGAAAACAGTGGCCTCCGTATCCTCGGTCCCCATCCGGTCCGGGTACCGCAAGGTGACTGCCTCCTATGCGCTGATCGAGTAATGCATATTCACAAACCTTATCGTAGTCAATACCAGATGCTTCACATAAATCGTACATTTGATTTGCGAAAGTAACTTTAGTAGAAAGAAAACAGTTGATAAAGTACTTGACCATCTCAGCTGTATTGGCTCTAGTGATTACTATTGGAATGTTAGGGAATGGCTTACGGAACATTTGCTTAACTTTCTTAGCACCGTCGCCTCCGATTATAATTCTAGTTTGATTTTTAAAGTCTTCAAATGAATTTGCTTCAGTTAAAAATTCAGGGCTAAAAACTACTTTTATATTTTGACATGAATCATTCAAGCTATCTGTTGTACCTGGCGGAATTGTCGATTTAACAACTACAATCTTTTTCTTGCCGGATGCAAGAGCCGCTATATTGTCAATACTAAACATAGCATCTTGTAGAATTCTAATGTCGCATTCACCCGATGGTCTCATAGGAGTAGGCAGACACACGAACAGTATTTCAGAATGGTTAACTACCTGCTCTAAAGAAACTGTCATACTCTTAGATGGGTCTATGTCGTATGCTAAAACATTATGATAGTCCTTGAGGCCTTCTTTAACAGCAGTGCCTACAAATCCTTGTCCTACTATTCCGACATTCAATTTTTTACCCTTTCATAATCGTCTTCTACTCTTACAACATCTTTAAGCTCTGGTGTAGATACCTCTACTAGAACAACATCTTCTTCTCTAGCTTCAAATCTGTGTATGTCACCGGGAAATATGTGATAAGACTCACCGACTGTAAGCATTGTTTCTACACATTCTCCGGTCTTGTTTGTTGTTGTTAGATACAAATTACCTGACATAACATATATTGCTTCTTCTTTTTTTTCATGGTACTGAAGTGACAATCTATGACCTTTTGTGATATTCAATACTTTACCAGCGATTCTATCTGAATTTGCCCAGATTATCTCATGTCCCCATGGCTTATCAACTCTCTTCATCGGGATTCACCCTTTAAGAGTTTTATATCGTTTGAAACCATTCTGGACACCAGCTCATTAAAGTTAACTTTTGGCTCCCACCCTAAAACAGTTTTAGCTTTAGTATAGTCTCCCCTAAGAACATCGACCTCAGCCGGCCTCATGAACCTTGGATCCTGTTTAATGTACTTTTCCCAGTCAGAAATATCAACATGTGCAAACGCTGCAGACAATAAATCTCTAATTGTATGTGTATTTCCGGTGGCAATTACAAAATCATCAGCAGTTTCCTGTTGCATCATTAACCACATAGCTTCTACGTAATCAGGTGCGTATCCCCAGTCTCGCTTAGCATCTAAATTTCCCAATGTTATGTTATCACTGATTCCTAAGTGAATCTTTGCGACACCATCTGTAATTTTTCTAGTTACAAATTCGATGCCTCTTCTTTCAGACTCATGATTAAATAATATGCCTGAGCATGCGTATATGTCATACGACTCTCTATAGTTTTTTGTAATCCAGTGTCCATATAGCTTAGAAACACCGTACGGACTTCTTGGATAAAACGGTGTTTGCTCATTTGCAGGATTTTCAATCATTCTGCCAAACATTTCTGATGAACTTGCCTGATAGAATTTAACAGGCTTTTTGAATTCTCTTATTGCTTCGAGCATTCTTAAGACGCCTAGACCTGTGACTTCGCTGGTATACTCAGGTGTGTTCCAGCTTTCGCCTACAAAAGATTGAGCTGCCAGATTATATACTTCATCAGGTTCTGCTTCTTTCAAGCACCTTACTAGTGAGTTTTGATCTGTCATATCTCCGTTGACAAAGTTTAGCTTACCTTCTAGATGCTTGGTATTTGTTCTGTTTTTACTGGATGATCTTCTTTCCATACCCCAGACTTCATACCCTTTTTCCAGTAAAAAATCTGCCAGGTGAGAGCCATCCATACCGTTGACACCGGTTATTAATGCGCGCTTAGACATTCTCCAATACCTCTTTAAAATAATTCATGTACACGTTCCCATATTCTTCTATGTTGTATTTTAGTACGTTATTGTAATTAAGTTCAACATCTTCTTCACTTGGGTAGTATACATCACTTGAAATGTCTACAATACAGTTGCTATTAATTACTTGTCGCGCAATTCCCATATCAGTAGTGATGATAGGAGTGCGCGTTGAAGGCGCTTCTAAAAGAGCTTGAGGGCCACCTTCTTGTCTAGATGAAACGACGTATAAGTTGCATGCTAAGTACATTTCTCTTAACACGTCTAGGGAGACCATGGTTTTCATAGTGTATGGTATTCCGGATTCTTCAAGCCGCTTGATAACGTATTTTCTTCGCCAGCCGCCTAAAAGAACATGAACATTTTTGTCTAGCGAAAGTTTTTCAACGTAGTCACAAAACAAGTCTGGTCCCTTTTCTAATTTTGGGTTTTCTGTTTCACCCTCAGAGTCCCTTTGAAAAGATCCTACAATATAAGCGCTTGAAGGAAGACCTAGTCTAGCTTTAGACTTTTCTCTATCTCCCGGATACCATTTTTTAGGATCATACCAATAGTTGATAATGGTTATGGGCTTTTGGGTTAATTGACTCACTATGTCTTTTGTGTGAATATTAGGTACATGATATGCATCAACAAATTGATCGCGATACCTGAATTCATCTCGGGATTTTTGTGTGAACTTTGAGGGCACTATATGATGTTCTGTGCAGACTACTTTTTTTGCTAGTAATAAATTGGCTTCTATATGATTCCAGCACCATCCCGCTTGAAGCCATATAATGTCGGCATCTTCCGGGGTATTAACAGTATGCTCAGGAAAGTATGCGCGCCACTCAGAGGCTATGCGATCACATATCCAGTTTTCTTTAGGTGCCAAAACATATATTTTCATCTTATCCCTGGAGTATCTTTTCGTAAGCATCAGCTGTGGCCTGTAGACATATACTCTTGGTGTCTACTTCTATTTCGTCAATATTACATTCGCTTAAAATGCTTAAGTCTAGCGGATGTGGATTATCATAGTCTAGAAGTTCAAAATTATAAGGCTTAGTCTCGGGAATAATAATGCCGCTGCTTCCCACCAATTCTTTTGTTCCACCTGAGTCTGTGCATATGACAGGACATTTTTGTGATAGAGCTTCTACGACTACATTTGGACAATGATCTAGCCATGCCAGGTGAATCATAGCATCTGCCATAGAATAGACTTCTAAACACAAATTGTGCCTAATATTGCCTGTGTATATAATGTCTTCTCTGTCAATAGCTACATCAGGACTAGAACCCATAACAACAAGACATGTATTTTCAATCCCGCGGGTTAAAATATCATATGCCTCGATATTTTCTTTTAGTCTTTTTTGTCTGTGCCAGTTTGCTGAGCATGTATAGACTTTTGTGTTTTCTCTTCTTATTTTTTTAAGTCTAGAGTTTGTCAAGACAACCTTGTCAGCATCGATTCCATTCCGGATGACAGTACCCACATGATCTTTCCAGTGATGACATGTCATGTCTTTGTCAAACTTAGATTGCCAAACGACGGCGTCACAATTTTCATAAGTCCACTTTATCATTCTATTGTGGCTTTTAAATTGACTGGGTTTAAACCAGATTCCGTCTAATCGTTGAACTACTCTGACATTTCTTTTCCACTGTCTAGTAGGTTCAATAAAAACCAAGACCGCATCATGAGGGTCACTATAGTCTACTATCTCATGACCTCTTTCTGTCAGTACAGTTGCTAATCGGCCGGCGAATGTATTAGGGCCAGATCTGGAAGCGAAATTAACATTGTCAAAATGTATCCTCAAGTTATCCCTCTAGTTCTCGGATGTATGTCTGGATGCTTTCACTCCATGACATGGGTTGATACTCATTTTTGGTGTAACTGTTTCCCAGAATTAAATCTTCCAACTCAGAAAGATTACCGAATGTATGGTCTTTGCCAGCAAACTCTACAGATCCACCGCCATCGATGTGAACGTATGTAGGTAGACCAACTGCTATTGCCTCTAAAATGTGGTTCGGGCCCGGGTCGAATCTACTTCCGCTGATGTATACATTGTGACCTTGCAGTTTTTTTGCTAATTCTTTTCCGGTGCACGGATCTATGCATCTAGTATTTTTAAATGTGTTTCGATGTCGTCCCACGTACGTGAATTCAATCAATCCTTTTCCCGCCAAGTAGTCTAAAAACTCGTAAGCATCAAAACCTTTAAGTAAATTATTTGACCAGTGGTGAGCAACAACTGATGTTAATTTGCCTTCTTGGCGATAACCCGGTACGAAAACACCTGTGTCAACACCGTTATGAATATGTGTATTGTTACTGCACTTCCAGCCCTTATCTATAAAGTAGTTTTGCATCCAAGTAGAAACAAATATTGTTTTGTCAATAAATTCGCTACAATGAAGAAGCAATGAATCCATGTGTTCAGTATTTTTTCTGGCGTCACATTCGTTTATTCTTTGAACGACTTTTACGTTCTTAAACTTTTCTTTTTCTTGAAAAAGATTTGTCAGTCCAGGAACATCGCCGTCAGGGCGTGGATCAACTACAAAAAATACGTCAATGTCACTATCTAGGGTATGTGTAACTGTGTGTCCGGCTGATTCTAATCCGTTACAAAGAGCGATGACAAAATTATTACCGCCGCCCCATGGACCGTTAACGATTCTTCTATTGACTAAAACTTTCATGAAATAAATCCGCGGGCTCTTAATTCTAAAGCTTCATCTCTTTGAAACTTTGCATCATCAGTTTGAAATGTGGCAGGTGAAGTATCAATAGAATAGTGATAAGCTACAATAGGTTCAAAGTGCCAATTTCCGGATGCTTGATAAAGAGCCGGCAAATAGAAAACCTGATCTCCTATTCTTTTAAAATACTCACCGTCGCTGTTACGGTAGTTATCGTCCTTCACTTTGCTTAAAAGGCTTTTTCTAAAAGTTTTTAGATGAGAGCTTACCCATTCGTGTTCGTAAGGATTAGCCTCTTTGGGTAGAGGGCCTGAAATGTTATGATGTGAGTAATCCCATCTATGAGCTGTCCATGCTGCACTCAATCCCAATGTTTCGTATCTGTAGTTTAGTATTGACAGAGCATCAATATCACAAAGCCAATCGTCACCGTCTAGACGACAAATAATGTCATTATCATCTGCATGATTTAGTCCTTCAATAACGTTAGCGACTTCCCACTTTTTTTCTGTATTAGAAATGAGCTTAAAGCGATCTTCTTCTAGACCGTATTGCTTAATCATTTTTTCAACAATATTTACTGTGTCGTCTGTTGATACATCATCAATCACTACGATCTTCCAGTTTGCGTAATTTTGCATCATCACAGAGTTAATAGAGTATGCAATAGTTTCTTCAGCGTTGTATGCCGGCATTACAAAAGTAAATTTATTACTGTTCATCGTTGATATCACCAATTGGCATTAGAACCATTCCGTAATCCAGGCTATCTGCATTTCTTCCGCGGTCATCGTTAAACAAGAGTCTGTCTGTTAGAACTAATTTTCTATCTACATCACTAGATAAAGTGTCTACGAAGTTTGCTACATCAATATCTTTGTCTACTTTTGTAGGCATGTGATAGTCATCCATAATGATGTATCCTCTATCAATGAACTTTATGGCGTTTTGATAGTCATTTGCAACGGCTTCATATCTGTGATCGCCATCAATAAAGATAAGATCAAATCTAGTATCCGGACTTAAATCATTAAAAAAGTCATTCGAAGTTTTCTGTACCGGGGTGATATTAACCATGTTCGCTACTGCAGGATTAAGTGCTGACTTGAACTGATTGAGTTTTTGCTCGTCATGATACGGATCTACTGTTGTAACAGATCCCATTAAACCTTTGCTGTGAATAGCGGTTGCTGCACATGCTGTGACGTAACCTCTTCCGAACCCTATTTCTAGAATATTGACTAGACCTTTTTTCTGAATGAGAGAATAAATCAATATTCCTCTTTCATAGTTGGGTCGAAATAGGCAGCCATGATTTTTGTAACCGTCTGAGTTTTTGTCTCTTATTTTGGCAGCTAATTGCCAACCAAGAACATCAAAATCGCCCATGTGAATGTCAGTGCCTATTTCAACATCTAAGTCTTTTAGTATGCTAGAAATTTCTATAGATTCTATATTTCCGTGTCGTTCAGGCATAGTCATGTTCACACCTCCTTTCTAGCTACGCATCGCTCAATTTTTGGGCCGCCGGCGTGTGTGCTAGTTGAAAAAGATACTACATTGAAACCGGCCTCTAAGAGCATAGTATTCAGGTCACCCTCTTCAAAGGGAAAAAGATGTCCAAACTCAACTCTAGGTTCGCCAGGCTCTATTGGAATTTCGACATGTAAAATAGAGCCTTTGTCCATTGACTCATTAATCTTTAGAAGCGCATTTAGTGGATTAGAAACATGTTCTATTACATGGTATGCAGAGATTAGTGATGCACCTGATAAATCTAGATTTCCTTCACACTTATTTAGGTCATAAATCCTAGCATCGTAACCTAGTGTTTTTGCAACCTCTACATTAAGAGGCACCACATCGTATCCCCATGAGCTACAATTGTGATTTTTGCTAAAGTAGTCTAATAGTCTAGGAATTCTGAAGCCTAGCTCGACATAACCAGATAGCTTTTCGTCGTTTAGAACAGAAGCTAGCTCATCAATTCTTACTAAGTCCGCTTCATTTGGCTCTAGATTATTCTTAACCTTGCTTGTGAAGCTTTCTTCTTCTTCACGGCTTTGAATATTAATACCGCGAGAAGCTTGTAAGTCTACGTAGTCTTTTTCATTCTTTTTTATGTAAGTAATTCTGTCACCAAATGAGTATGTTTTAACAACACGATCGTAGTTATCTGAGGTTCTTAATTCACCCCAGTTATCATCTGACTTTCTCTTTACTAGGCGATCTAACTCAGAAACTATCTTAGAAGCCTGAACTGGACGACTCATCATGATTTCAGGTTGGCCGGCTCTAAGTGTCATATGCGGTACTTCCCGGGTGAAGTCTACTTTGTTATGAAATACCCATCCGCCTAATTCGTTTTCAAGTTTTAATGCTAGCTGTTCAACATCTGTATCAGTCACATCAGTCCAGGACTTTTCAAAAAACATATTGTTTTCAGCAGTATCTTCCTGTTCAATGTTATAAAGGCTTTGCCAGTGTTGTGACCAATAGTCTCTGTAAGTTTTAATCTTTCTAGGGAGGTCAAACCATGAGTAATGGTGCACTGAGGGCATTAAGTCAACAACATTTTGAAACCATTGCTTATAAGCAGTGACTGCCTCGAGGTTTCCCTGAAGCGCTGCCATTCTAGCATTATGTGCATCTTGTGCATAAAATGATGCATGTGCCAAAACTTCGCCTGTTTCGTTATGGATATAGTCACACCCGTCGGTGCCAGGCATTGCGTACATGTTACCAGCTTCATCAGTTTGCCGAAGGCCGGCTGGTATACCATGTGTTATGTGAGGCATATTTCGACTGAGTCTCCATTTCCATGGGTTAACATCCATCCTTACTTTTTCAGGACCACCCCAGTATTCAATGACAGGCAACGAGACAATATCAACTTGGCCTGGAAAGTTAAGAGACAATGCTAGAATCTTACTGTAATCTTCTTCATGAACAATTTCATCAGCGTCTTGCTGCCAGCAGAAATCTGACTTGCAACGCTTTCTAGCTTCTGCCTTTTGAAGACCATCATAAACAGCGAATCTTTTTTCTGTCCAGTCTCGAGATATGGTGTAAACATTAACCCTGGGATCCTCACGTGACCATTCTCTTAAATCTTCAAGTGTGCCGTCTTCGCTTCCGCCGTCGACAATAACAACTTCATCACAGAATCCAAGCATTGATTCGATACACTGACGGTATGGATAGCTATGCTTCATGCAGTTTAGTGTAGTTGTATAACCACTAATGGAAGGTCTCCATTCCATAGCATGTTTAATACCTTTCCAGAATCTTTCTCGTGCTGCATAAAGATACGCCTCAGTGTCGAAAGAATCATCTGTTTCAAACCAGATTTCATGACAGTGCTCAACATTATCATTTAGTTCGAGCTGGCATCCTAATAACTTAGCCTCAATTACCATTCGTGGACATGTATCACCACCTGGCGGCAGGTACACATGACCTTCGGATTGTGCTAATTTTTCTAGAAGCTGAGGATGTGTTAGACCACTGACGACTTCATATTTTTTATTGTTGTCTTCGCACCACTTAGTAGCAGCATCCTCACCTTTTACCCAAGACTCTGAGCCTAATACGATCCACCCTTCACGTACATGGTCTTTGTACTTTTCATTTAATGTATTAATCAGCGCAAATGAATTGTCATCAAAGATGGAACTGAGGATTATGTTTTCACGTTCTTGAAGAAACGGAAACATTTCATGATATGTGTTCTGTTGCTTTTCAGACATCCACCATAGAGTTTTTGCGCCATAAAGAAAAGCTGAGAATATCTTGCCCTGCATTTCGTTTTTACAGTCACATTTTTCTCCACCTAAAGCTTCATGCTTTTCAGGTGATCGCCATTTGCAAAACTTATAGTCATACTCAACAACTGAGTATTTCATGTTTGCAACAATTGTAGGAATAAGCTCCCAGTTCATTCCGGCGATATTAGTAAAAATCCAGTGAGCATGCTGATAGGTTTCAAGTGTTTTGAGATCCACAAGATCAGACTTAAGAAGTTTTGTGACAAAAGGACTAGAGTCTATCAGAGCTTGTGTACTGAGTTCTGCTCCACCTGTTAGTTCTGAAGCAAAATAATCAGCTACTACTACTACCTGTACTGATTCTGTATTTTCTGTTACTGTATTCTCTGTTACTGTATTATCTGAGAATGGGCTATTAAACGACACTATACTGTTCTCCTGTATTTCTAATATAATATAATAGAGATTCTGATTCTGTTAGTTAGATAGATATCTTGGACTAGAAACTGAATCTGTATAAAATTATTTTTCTTTTATTAGAAGATTATACAGCAGGTGAGTGATAGAGTATAGGTTATGAGAGAATTCTGGTTAGTTACTGAATCTTAAGAAGGAGTACTTCCCATAAACAATATATCAGCCCATGTAGCGTTAAAACTGATATCAGCTGTGGCGCTCCCACCGGTGCACTTTACCCAAAATTTGACTGTAGAATTATGATTAACTGTTCTAACAATTTTTGAACCAGAGAAAGTGGCCGGAGACATCGGGAAACCGTTAGCGGATAAAACCCAATCATCGTCGGTGGCACCGTCATTTAGATCATATCCTATTTGAATAGTATGAGTAGAGGCTAGCGATGAAAAGTATACGCTCAGATTTATTAGGTAGACACCAGGTTCAGAAAGAATATATTCTGATTGGGTACTTGATGTTGGAGCTCCCAGTGCTTCAGAAGATCTTAGTATTAAATCAGCATTAGAACGACCTGAAATGCCGCTATGAACAGTTGCAGATCCTTCGATGAAACCGGTGTAGTTAGCGGCCGGCGTTGGTGTGTTACCCCTTAGCATAAGATAAACTTTAGAATTGTCGTTGACAATATTAGTATATGTATCAACACCAAGCGCGGTAGCAAAATTAGTCGATGCACTACCTAGTTTAGTATTGACGGGTGAAGTTACTATCATTTTTAAACTATATAGAAATATGTGATCTTGAGCCTCATTGCCGCCAGGTCCTCTGAATCGTAGATATCTACCTCCAGTAGGTATTGTCAACTCAATTATATAATGATGCATTATTCTAGTTGCAGCATCGGAGTCTAAGTACCTTGGAAGCTCTGTATTTCCAAAACCCGGATAATTATCCGGGTAGTCACCATCATTGTCCGCGCAAGGACCGGTCCAAATCATTCCTTGGGTCGATAGGGCAGTATATTGTTCTCTAAGCATTGTAGTACTAGACCTTCTAAAAAAGTCTGAAGTCCATCGACTAGCATCAGAATAACCGCTATTTGTGGCAGCTTGAAGTTCAAATTGTGGGTCGTTGTCTTCAGGTGTATTCTCAGCTATTCCTGAAGTAAAATAACCCCCTAGTTGATTTGCCGCTGGAGATATGGCCCAAAATGCAATTGTTACTTTGCTATCTGCCGGAATTAATTCTCCTTCATATAGTTTAAGACTACCATCAGTCAAAGAAATTACGTAAGATCCGTTTGCCGGCGTTGTACCGGTAGTTCCTAAGGGAAAAGGAACTGAGCTTCCCATCGCGGTGTAACAATTATTAGTTGTGGTCGATGTAAGTGGGAAAGCAGCTTGAGAACTTTCACTTGCAAGGTGGGCTTCTGACCACGTACTACTGGTTCTTTTTTTGTGTATAGCCATTTTATTCTCCGTCTTCTACAGGTGAAAGCATCATCTTAAATTTCTTACCTGTTAAGTTGTTTATTACGTACAAGTTGTCCTCACCCTCTTGAATGGTCCAGTTACCGCTAGTCCCGTCCACGTCGTTGCTAGATCCTGTATTGTTTAGGTGTAAGTCACCTGTATATAGATTTGCATATCTCTTTGTCGAGGATCCTAAGTTGTAAGCATTGTCAGTTTCAGGGAGTAGACCAGCAGCTGTAAGATTTAGCTTCTTTGCATTGGCTGCGTAAAAATTGATCTGATCAGCTGTTTCAAAGTCGATCTTAGTTTCATCATCTTCACCAATTTTAAGATCGGTAGCAAACATCGAAGTGATCACTGTTTGCGCTGCAGCCATTCTAGCTGCATTTAATGTACCACCATTAATATTTGT